CATGGGCCGCCGCGGTGGGCCTATACATGTTTGCGGCCGACGGGGAATACGGCGCCGAGGTCTATTCCGGCGCCACGACTGAAAAACAGGCCTGGGAAGTATTTCGGCCGGCCTGGTTGATGGCGCAGAAAACGCCGGAATTACAGCAATATTTTGGCGTGACTATCAACGCAAAGAGTTTGCTTATCGATGCCGATTACTCACGATTTGAGGCCGTTATCGGCAAACCGGGCGACGGTGCGAGCCCGTCGTGCGCGATTATCGACGAGTATCACGAGCATTCGACGCCCGAGCTCTTAGAAACGATGGAGACAGGCACGGGCGCCCGTCAACAACCGTTGATTATGGTTATCACAACCGCGGGCTCGTTGATTGAGGGACCGTGTTACATCATGCAACAAGAGGCGCAGCAGGTTCTCGAGGGTACGCTCGAGAACGATCGTTTCTTTGTGCTGATTTTTACTCTTGATGAAGAGGAAGAATGGAAAACCGATGCCGGCATTTTCAAGGCGAATCCCAACGCCGGCGTGTCGGTTTCGCTGGAGTTTCTGCGCTCGCAACAACGAGAGGCGATGCAGTCGGCGCACAAACAGGCCACGGTTAAGACCAAACATTTCGATTGTTGGGTGAACGCGCGGCGCGCCTGGATGAATATGGAAGCCTGGCGCCGGTGCGGAGATGCCAGTTTGCGCGTGGACGATTTTCGCCATGAACCGTGTTACGAGGGCGCCGACCTGGCCGCCAAAATTGATTTGGCGAGTCGCGTCAAGGTTTTTATTCGCGACGAAGAGGGGATCCGGCATTATTACGTTTTCGCGCGCAGTTACGTGCCGCGCGATCGAGCGCTAGATACGCGGCATCCCCATTACGAAAAATGGGTACACGCCGGCGCCCTGGTTGCTCACGACGGGCCGGAAATTCAATTGCCGAAGATTCAGCGCGAAATCGAGGATGAGCTCGAGCGCTTTCAATTTGTCGCTATTGCGTTCGACCCGTGGTCGGCGTTGCAGATGCAGCAAGAGCTCGCCGCGCGTACGGCCAACGACGTGGTGATTTCCATACCGCAAACGGTCCAATATCTTTCGCCGGCCATGAAAGAGCTCGAGGCCGCGGTGCTTTCGGGGCGTTTTCACCATGACGCAAACCCAGTTCTGACCTGGGCGATTTCGAATGTCATGGTGCGCGAGGATGCCAACGAAAATATTTTTCCACGCAAGGAAACGACGGGCGCCGGCTTACAAAAAATCGATCCGGCGAGCGCTCTATTCAATGCCATGAATCGGGCCATGGTCGGCAATCCGGCCGCGGCCGGCGATTGCTTTTTCCTGGGGTAAGTTTTCTTTCCCGACAAAAAGAGGCGAGCAGGAAAATGAAATTCATATCGCGAATCCGCGAATGGATGAGCGCGCGCGCGAGTCTTGAAAATCCGAGCGTGCCGCTTTCGCTCGCCGCTTTCCTGGGATGGCTCGGCGCCGGCGAGCCGACGGCGAGCGGCGAGATTATCAACGTTGCCAGTGCTCTGCAGATTACGACAGTTTACCGTTGCGTGCGATTGCTGGCCGAGAGCGTGGCCAGTTTGCCGATTGTCATCTATGCATCGAAAGAGAGCGGCGGGCGGGCGCGCGTCGACCACGATTTAACCTGGATCCTATCGAACGAACCAAACGACGAGATGAGTGCGGCCACGTTTTGGGAGGCCTTTACCGGCAATATGGCCGCGACTGGCAATGGTTATGCCGAAATTCTGCGCACCCGCGGCGGCTCGGTGGTGGGGCTTTATCCCTTGAGCTCGGGCGTGACGACGCCGCGGCGCAATACGCAAACCAACGAGCTCGAATATGTGACAAACGTCGACGGCCGGGAGCGCGTGATTTCTAAAAGCGATATGATTCATTGCCCGTTGCTCGGATTTGACGGGCTCAAAGGTTTTAATCCGATTACCCTGGCGCGGCAAATGCTGGGCGTGGCAAAGGCTACGGAAAAATTCGGGGCGAAGTTTTTCGGCAACGGCGCTTTTCCGAGTGGCATCCTGGCGCCCGACGCCGGAAGTGTGATTACTGACAAGCAAAAGGCCGATTTGAAAGAGTCATGGGAGCGCAATTACGGCGGCGACAATCAGCGGCGCGTGGCCGTTCTCACGGCGCCCTGGAAATGGCAGGCGCTCGGTATCTCTCCCGAGGATTCGCAGTTTCTCGGCACGCAACAATTCACGCGCTCGCAAATCGCCGGCCTGTTTGGAGTGGCGCCGCACAAGGTCGGCGACACTACGCGGCTATCGAATAACAACCACGAGCAGGAATCGCTCGCATTTGTGACCGATACGTTGCGGCCTTATTTGAACCGCATCGAGCAGGAGCTCGAGCGCAAATTGTTGCCGCGCTCGGGGCCGAATGCTTACACGCTGCAAATCGAATTCGACGTATCGGAACGGTTGCGCGGCGATTTTGTGACCACGCAAGAGGGCATGGCGTTGGGGCGTCAATGGGGATGGTTGAGCGCCAACGACGTGCGCCGAGGAATGAATTTGAATCCTATCGGCGCTGAGGGCGACGTATATCTCTCGCCGCTCAACATGATCGATGCGCGCAAGATTGACGAGCAGGGGGCGCCGGCGCCGGCGCCCGCGGCCGCCGGCCAGGCCGCGGCCGAGCTCGACTCGGAAGAGGGGCGCTTGCTTGGCCGGTATGCGGCGCAGCATGGCGCCGGTTTTGTGCGTGCGTTTCGCGCCGCCAATGGCGACGTGGAACGGTTGCGCGTCGGCCTGGGGAGCGTGGCCGCCGGCCTGGCCGATGCCGCGGCGCGTGAGCATCCGTTTATTTTCTGGCCGGATGAGACGCAAAAACGTATCGCCGGCGAAGGGCTCGAGGGGAGTTTACGGCGCGTGCGGCGTCAATCGGTAGGCAATCAATTTCGCTTGAGCGAGCAATTTTGCCGGGAGGAATTTCGCCGCCTAGTTCGCAGCATTCACATTCAAACCGCGCGCGAGGGCGCGGCCATTCAGGCCGAGCAAGAGGTGCGCGGAGAGGGAGACGTTTTGTTATGAGTACACGCGAGAGACGTTTTATTTCCGGCGCCGGCCTGCGCGCCGCCGAGGGCGCGACGCCCGGCATTCAGGGAGTGGCCGCGGTGTATTCGCAGCAGTACGATACCGGATGGTATGTCGAGAGCATTATGCCGGGCGCCTTTACGCGCGCCCTGGTCGAACAACAAGACGTGCGTTGCCTGTTCAACCACGACGTGAATCAAATTCTGGCGCGCACTAAAAATGGAACCTTGCGCCTGGTCGATTCAACCGCGGGCTTGAAATTCGAGGCCGATACGGATCCAACCACGAGCGTGGGGCGCGACGTGCCGGCCATGATTGGCCGCGGCGACATTGACGGTTGTTCGTTTTCATTCAACGTGCGTATGGCATCCTGGCGCGACGAGTACGATGCGAACGGCAATTACGTGCAGAGTTATCGCGAGATTGAGGACGTGGATTTGTTCGACGTCGGGCCGGTGACGTTTCCCGCCTATACGGCGACGAGCGTGGACGTAAAAGCGGCGCGCGCCGCCGTGGGCGAGCTTTGCGGCGAGGCGGTGCATGGGCTTTGGCCGGAAGGATTGCCGGCCGATGTGCGGCGCTACCTTGAGCGGCGCCAGGCGGGCCAGGGCAGCCCGGCGCCAGGCCGCCGCCGGCGCTCTTTAGGCCTGGTCGGGGGGCGCGCGAGCGCCGAGCCGGGGTATTGCACCTGCGATTGTGCCGAGTGCATGGCCGGTGATTGCGAGAATTGCTCGCACGTCGATTGCGATTGCATGGATTGCTTGTGTGATTCGGCGCAAGGCCTGGCGCGCGATCAACTACGCGCGCGGGCGCACATGGGCGCAGTGTAAAAGAAAAGTTTTGCCGGAAATTTCCCGTGCGCTCTCGCGGCGCCGCCTTCACTGGTTTGCGGCAAATTTCCATTCTCGATGCCGGCCTTTGCTTTTCAAACGGCGAGGGCGTTCTAGATTGACCGATAACGCGCGTGAGCGAGAAACGAGGTAACGAATGGGAATCAACGATTTGAAATTGAGGCGCGGGCAGCTTGGAACCGAGGCGCACGCATTACTCACGGCGCCTAAATGCTCGGCCGAGCAGCGGGCCAAGGCCGCGGCTATGCTCGACGAGGCCGACGGGCTTACTGTGCAGATTCAATTACTGGAACGGAGTGGCGCCTGGCAAGAGATGCCGCGGCCGGCGCGGCCGGCGCCCGGCGCCGACGACGAGGGTTTGTCTGATGAAGGGGTGGCGCGCGCGCGCGACTACCAGAACGCGTTCGAGGTTTACATGCGCGGCGGCGAGCGTGCCCTGCGCGAGAATGAACGCGCCTTACTCACGAGCGGGCAAAGGAAACTCGACAAAAATCCCATCCTGATTGGCGGCGAGAAACGGGATATCACCGTGGGCGGCACAGGAAACTATATCGTGCCGCAACAGTTCTACAACGAGCTCATTTCAGCCCAGAAATACATCGGCGCCCTGTTTGGCAACGTGCGGCACAAGACAACGCCAGGCAACGGCGCGCCCATGAAAATTGGCTACGAAAACGACACGGCCAACACGGTTGTGCTCGTGGCCGAGAATACGCCGGTGACCGAAAGCGATCCCCTGTTTTCAGGAATCATTCAGTCAACCGATACGCTCGCAACCATGATAAAAGTGAGCCGGCAAGAGCTCGCCGACGCCGGTTTCGATTTGCCGGCGCTCTTTCGCGATAGACTCGGCAAGCGCTTTTTGCGCGGGCTCGAAAATTTCATTGCCAACGGCGACACGGCAAACATCGCCGGCCTGATTACGGGGATTACAACCTTTGCCACAACCGCGGCGGCAACCGGGCCGGTCTATGCCGATTACGTGGCCTGCGAGACGTTGCTCGACGTGGCGTACGAGCCAACCGCGGCCTGGTACATGAACAAGGCGACGCGTAATTACACCATGGGCCTGCTCGATACACTCAATCGGCCGCTCTTTTTACCCAATCCACAAACTGGTATGCTCGATCAAATCCTGGGCTTTCCCATTCGTTTGACGGCCTATTTGCCAAACTCGACCACGGCGACGGCGCTCGGTATCGTGTTCGGCGATTTAGAAGAGGCCTATTTGCTGCGCGACGATGGCGAAATGACCATGCAGCGGCTCGACGAGCGGTACGCGGATCAGTTGATGGTTGGTTTCCTGGCCTACATGCGCGCCGGCGGCAACGTGACGGATCCCGGCACGCATCCTTGCGTGGGTCTAAAAACGCACGTTTAAAACGTGTTGCCAAGTGTGCGGCGCCGGCTCGGCAAAACTTTTTGGCGCCGCACGCTCTTTTCCGAGAGGATTCTTTACAATGCGCGTGATTGCCGTCGACAACTTTCAATGGCCGGGCATGATGCGGCCGGCGCGGCCTGGCGAAGTGCTCGAGCCGGCCGACGAGCTCGGAGGCGAGTGGATCCGGCTCGGCCTGGCGCGGCGCATGGACGAGCCAGGCGAGGAACAGGCAATTCGCGCGCCGGCCGAAAAGGCGATTCAAGAGCCGGAGGAAAAGCCGGCGCGCAAACCGCGCGACAACGCCGCGCGTTCGAAACGGTGACGCATGCTGAATGCATATCCGATTACCGAGGCCATTCTCGAGCCGGTGACGCTGGCGCTCGCCAAACAGCAATGTCGCATCGATGCGAGTTTTGGCGATGACGACCAATTGTTGCTTGTCTATATCGGGGCCGCGCGGCGCCTGGCCGAGAAAAAGGTGCAGGGCTCGTTTTTCAATCGCACCTGGCGGCGCACGATTGACAACTTTCCTCTGGCCGCGAACTACGACACCACGATTTCGCCGGCCGATAGGGCGGGGTGGCCGTTCGCGGCGCAGATTTGGAATCGCATTGTCATCGATTTGCCCGGCGGGCGCACGCGCAAAATCAATTCGCTTTCCTATCTCGACGGCAACGGCAACATGTTTACCGCGGATCCGAGCGTCTACCGGGCCGACCTGGCGAGTATTCCGGCGCGGCTCACGCCGGCCAAAACTTCTTTGTGCTGGCCGTGGCAAGGGCAATATTTACCGGGCTCGGTAGAAATTCTTTACGAGGTTGCAAACTATACCGCGGCCATTATCGGCGAGGCCTTTACTGCGCCCGCGGCCGCGGGGGGCACGTCGAACTATCAACTAAAAAAGTTATGGGCAACCGGGCTCGAGAGGTTGGTCGATGGAACCGGCGCCGCGGTGGCCGGCGCGTTGCTTCAAACGGATCCGGCGACGGGCACGAGTTCCCTGGTATTGCCTGGCGCCCTGGCCGGCCAGGCCTTGACGGTGGATTACGACGTCAAGAATGTGCCCGACGACATTACCAACGCTTTATTGATGCTGATTGCTCACTGGTACCGCAATCCCGAGGCGACCACGGACTTGACTTTAAAAACGGTGCCGATGGCGGTTGATTGCCTGCTCGAGGGGCACGTGATTACCTGGGGAGACTATCGCCCGTGCTGAGGTCCATAACCAATCCGTCTATCGGCGCCGGCGAGCTCGCGCACAAAATCGAAATTCAGCAACCGCAGACGGCGCCCGGCGATTCGTTTGGGCAATCGATCACGCCCGACACGTGGAATACGGTACTCACGGTGCGCGCGGCTATCGAGGAAGTGGCAAGCGGCGAGCGCAGCGAGGCCGGGCAATTAGTGAGCGAATCTTCGACCCGTATCACGATTCGATGGACGCCGACGTTTATCGGCGCCAATTTCCGCGTGCTCTGGGGCACGCGTGTTTTTGCCGTGCATGATGTAACGAATTTGTTCGAGCGCAATCGCGTGCTGATACTTTCCTGTAGCGAGGTGAATCAGCAGGCATGATGCAGGAAGGGCTCGCCGCCTTACTCGAGAACAATGCCGGCGTGCATGCCATCACGACGCGCGTCTTTGCCATTCAGGCGCCCGACCAGGGCGAGGTTTACCCTTGCCTGGTTTACAAGTGCGCCGGCGGCGAGGGCGCGGCGATTTTCGAGGATGGCGCCGGCATGATCCGGCAACGTGTCGAGATAACGGCATTCTCGACGAGCGCCGCCGAGGCCATGCGGCTGCGTTATGCGGCCACGGTGGCGCTCAAGCAGTGGAGAAAGCAACTATTGCCCGACGGCACGTTTATCGACACGTGCAATTTACTCGACCCTGGGACCGATTTCGAGCCGGGCATCACGCGCTATTTCTCTTGTATGTGCGAGGTTTACGTTTTTTTCACCATGCCAGTTTAAGAAGGGAGAGAAAAGACAATGGGAACAGTGACGCCAGAAGTAGGAGGGTACGCAGGAACGCTTGCGCAAACCGGCGCCGGAACAATTATCAGCATCGGAACGGCGCCCGGCACGGTCATCGGCGAGGCGTCCGATTTGCCGTTGAATCGTCCCAAGTGGGCGACGGCCAACGTCACCAATTTTCAATCAGGCAAAGACGCCGAATATATCGGCACGGTACGCGAGGGCGCAACCGTGAACGTCAAGGGAAATCGCGTCAGTGCCGATGCCGGCCAGGTTGCGGTGGAGACGGCCTATCAATCGGGACTGGCAACCACGTTTCTAGTAACTTTGCCCAAGACGAAACTGCAAACGTCGGCCGGCGACACGATTACCTTTTCGGCCATTGTGCAATCGTTCGATTTTTCAGTTTCGCCGACCAAGCAAGTCGAGTTCTCGATAGACTTGCAGGTTTCGGGCCCGTCGAACGTGACGCCTGGCACTTAAAAAAGCGAGGAAATCGATGAAGCATAGAAACATTGCCGGCACGATTGCCGATGCGACGTTGCCGAAAACGCCCATGGAGATTGACGGCAAAACGTACTACTTGTGCTTTACGCTGGGGGCGCTTTCGGAAGCGGAAACGTCGATCAACGTGGAGCTCGCGCGCCAGGGCTCGGAAGAACGCGTCAACTTACTCTATGCGTTGCCGGCCGGCAATCTGGCGAGTACGCGCGTGGTCTTTGCGGCCGCGGTGCGCACGTTTCAGCCCGAGCTCAGTTTCAAAGAGGCGTGCGACCTGCTCACGTTTGAGGATATTTACACGGTGGCCGTCAAGGTACGCGAGGCCTGGAATGAGGCGCGGGCCAAACCACATGAGGACGAAAGCGAAAACCCTACGCCGGCCGCGGCCGTCGCGTGAGCGTGCCGGCCTGGCTCGATTTATGGGCGTTCGCGCGGATCCGCATGGGGTTCTCAAAACGGGAATTCTTTGCGCTCACGCCGCGGGCGTTTTTCAAAATGCACGAGACGTGGCTCGAGCAGCAAAAAGACGCGCATCGCATGATTGCCCTGTTGCGCGTGGATCTAATCAATCACAGTTTGTATCGGCCGGCGAAACCGCTGGAGCTCGCCGACCTGATGCCAGGCGGCGCCCGGCCGGCGGCGGGGAGAAAACGTCGGCTCACCAAGAAATTTCGCGGCGAGATTGCCGACCGATTTCGGCAATTGTTCGCGACGCCGGCGACGAGGGATTAATATGGGCGGCTTTACGGCACAAGTGACAGGCCTGCGCGAGCTCGACCAAAAACTCGGCGAGCTCGGCGACAAAGAGGCTAAGCGCATTATTCATGCCGCGCTCAAAGAGGCGGGCTATGTGTTCGAGGCCGCGGTGCGGGCCAGGGCGCCGGTGCGTGCGGGCGGCGCGAGCGGCACGGCGGCGCCGCCGGGCGCGCTCAGAAACGATATTCGTTCCATTGTGACCAGAACCGAGGACGGGGGGCAATCGTTGCCGGCCGTGATTGTGTACCCTGGTCAATTCACCCGCCGCATTGCCAATTGGGTGGAATACGGGCATCGGCAAGTGCGCGGCGGCTATTCGAAAATCATGCCGGGCGGCCGCCGGCGCGGGCCAGGGCATGAAACGGGCGCCGTGCCCGCTCACCCGTTTATCCGGCCGGCGTACGAGGGTGTGCGCGAGCAGGCCGTGCAGGTTTGTTGCAACGCCCTGGCCGCGGGGGTGGAAAAGGCGGCCAAAAAATGAATATGGGCGGCGCGTCGCAGCTTGCGCTCAAGTGGCTAAAGGTTTCTTTGCTGGCCGCTCTTGGCGGGGGAATCGCCGCCGCTTTTACCGCATCGATGGATCCGCTTAAGTACTCTTTTCCGCACGATTTCGGATCTGGCAAACTTTGGAAATTCTTTTTTATGGGCGTGGCCGTGACGTTTGGGGCGCTTTTAGTTAAATCGCCGCTCGGGCAAAAGGCGATGAGCGCATACAAAGAGACTCACGAGCAGATGGCGGAGAATAAGCCGGTGCTCGAAGAGGCAAAAGCCGATTTGAAAACGCCGGCGCCGGATCCGGATCCGGCCGGGGGGCCGCCTGGCGGGCCGCCAAAATGAATTGCAAATGCGGGGCGCGGCACGATGGTTGGCCGGGAAAGGGCGGCGGTTTATTGTGTCAAATGTGTTGGGAAGCGGAGTGCTCCGAATCGTGGTGGGCGATAGTCGGCGGCCAGGGCGAAGATGCGCCGCCCGATCCGGGTCCGGATCCGGCCGGCGGGCCGCCTGGCGCCGGAGAACGGTTTTCGCCATACCTGGGGTCGTCCGCCGGCCTGGCGGCGCGTCCTAGGCCATCTGCGAGGCTTTTTTTAGGCGTTTATACTAGTGGCAAGGGGGAGTTGCAAAACGAAATGACAGAACAAGGAAAACCATTGACGATTATGCGTATTGCCTGGGGCGTTTGCATCGGCAACCTGATTGCCGCTTTGATTATCGCGATTATTTATTCCGGCTTTAATCACCACTAAAGCCGGCAACCATCAAGGGGGAAAGAAAAGGCCGCCCGCGGGCGGCCTTTCGTGTTTTTGTCTCAAATGAGGGGGGCGTATGGCCGAGGCTGCAGGTTCGGTAAAAATCATCCTGGCCGTCGACTCTACGTCTTATTCGGCGGCGCTCGAGAAAGCCAAAGCGCAGTTAAAGCAATTGGAGGGCAATGTCAGTTCGGCCGCGTCCACGACCAAGCGCGAGATGGGCGAGGCAAAGGGCGCGATGGCCCTGCTCGGCGAGGAAATCGGCCTTCGTTTACCGCGGCACATTCGCTCATTCATTGCCGAATTGCCGGGCGTGGCGTCGGCCATGGCCGCGGCCTTTTCCGCGGTGGCGATTGTCGGTATCGGCCTGGCGATTTACGAGACGGGCAAAAAAGTCTACGAATTTGCGCAGAAGAATCGCGAGGCCGCCGAAAAGAACGCCGAGGCCTGGGAGAAATCGCGCGATTCGTTGCGCCTGCAGAATCTCGAGCTCGACGCGTCGACCATTCATTTACAGAACGAACTCGCCAAACTGGAGCACAAGCCGGAAAACAAACTGGCCGAGGAAATGGCGAAAACGGCCGTCGAGGTGGCAAAACTCGATCAAGAATTACTGCGCGCAACCGATGACGCGCGTAAACTATTGGCCGAGCAACAGCCGGACTGGATGGCGCAAACGTTTCTCCACAAGGGGGGCACGCAATACGAACAAGATTTGGCAAAGACGCACGCCAGGGCGCTTTCTGAAGCAACGTCTTTGCAGGATCAACTAAACGCGAGCGTCAAATATCACAATTCGCTGATCGAGCGCCGTAACGAGCTCGAGGCCGCGCAGGCCGGTAAGGGTACCTATCTCACGGCAACCGGGGAGACAAAGACGCTCGACAAGAGCAAATTTATATTAGCCACAGGCCTGCGAACCGAGATTGATGCCACAAACGAATTGCTCGCCAATCAACGGCCAGAGCAGGCGCGCATTCAGGCGCAGATGAATCAAGACACTGCGCAGGCCGCGCTCGATAAAAAACAACAGCAAATCGCGGCCGCGACGTGGGAGAAACAGGCCGCCGAAAAACAAATGCAGGAATGGCGCCGCGCGCTCGACGCCCAAAAAGCCGTGCGCAATCTTTCCGTGCAGGATGAGGCGAATTACTGGCAAGGGCTCGCGGCAACCGTCAAGAGCAACGCGCCCTTACTGGTTGCGGTGACTGATCAAGCCAACAAGGCAGTCGCGGCCGCGAACAAAACATTTCAAGAGGATTTATTTAGTGGTTGGGTGGCCGCGAATACCATTTTCCAGCAAGAGCAGGCGCAAGATGCGCGCATCCACGATGCCGTCGTGGCGGGATGGGAGCAGGCGCAACGAGCGATTGCCGAGCAAGTGCGCGAGCAGCGAGACGCGGCGCGCGCGAATTTCGAAAATACCGCGGCCGAGATTGAGGCCGCCGAGCGGATCCAGGCGGCGGCGATTCAACTGCAGGAGCAGCGCGGGCAATTGTCGCACCTGGCCGCGGCGCTCGCGGCGCAACAATTGCACGAGCTATCAGCCGCGCAGTGGCAGGCGGCGCTGGGCGTGGCGCAGGAGGGCGGCGCCGGCATTACGTTGCGAGATATCGAGCGGCACGGCGCCGGCGTGGGGCGCCAGGCCGAGACGGATAGGGCCGCGGCAAAATCGGCAACCGCGCTCGGCGCGCTCGAGGATTCGGCGAGTCAACTGGCGGCGCAATTTACCGATTTGCCGGCGCACATTCGCGAGACGTTGGCGCAAACCGTGGACACAATCAACGGCGCAATCTTGCGCACGTTGACCGATCCGTATCACCGCGGGCAATGGAAGGATGCCGGCAAGCAAATCTTTACCGGCATTGCCGGCACGGGGCTCAAGATGGCCGAGGGTTCACTCGGAAAGCTAGTGCCCGGCCTGGGGAAATTGGGCGCCAGTGCGGCCAATGCAATGTGGGTGAGGATGGTGGAGGGCGCCGCCCTGGGGGCGGGCGCCGTGCCTGGCGCTATCGGCAAGCTATTTTCAGGGAAGAACGTTACTTCCGCGGGTTCAACCTTTAGTTCCATCGGGACGCAATTACTTGGCGCCTTGCTCCACTTTCAAGGCGGCGGCGATATTCCTACCGGCATGCCGGCGATTGTGGGCGAATCAGGCCCGGAGCTCTTTGTGCCGTCGACGTCGGGCCGCATCATTTCCAATCGCACCATGAATATGGGCGGCTCGTTTTCGCACGTGGTCAACGTTGACGCGCGCGGCGCCGGCGATCCGGCGGCCGTCGAGGCCGCGGTGCATCGCACCATGGGCGTCTATTTGCAGCAGATTCCGGCGATGACGGTGGAGACGATGCGCAACTACAATGCCCGCCGGCCGAGCGGCACGAGGGTTTAAATGCAAGCCATCACCATCGGCAATAACACTTACAATCTCGTGACTCTGCCGAGCTCGCCGGGCGCCGCGGAAATGTCGCTGGGCATGAGCGACGCTATCGCGGTGGTGCAATCGCCCTACGTGCCGGCGCAGATGCAGGCGCAGGCCTGGCCGGGCGCCGATGCCTGGGATGGCGCCGTGATATTGCCGCCGCTTACCAACGACCAGGCGGCCGAGTGGGAAGGATTTCTGGCCGAATTGCGCGGCCAACTTAACGTGTTTCAACTGGGGGATCCGCGGCGCCGACAACCGCGCGGCAACGTGCAAGGGAGTGTGCCCAAGATGAGCGGAACCGACATTACAACGGCGACGCAGATCACCACCACGGGATGGAAAGCGAACAATTTTCGCGTGCTCCTGCGCGGCGATTTATTTCAAGTCGGCTATCACCTGTACCGCGCCTGCGAGCAAGTCAACGCCGACGCGTCGGGGCACGCGACCATTACCATTTGGCCGAGCTTGCGAGAAGCGCCGGCCGCCGGCACGTCGCTCATTCTGGCTTCGCCGGTGGGCGTTTGGCGCCTGGCCGACAACCGGCGCGAGTCGCAATTTTCGCCCATGCGGCTTACCACGATGAGTTTCAAGATTCTCGAGGTTCGTTAAAGCATGCCGCGCAATTTGCCGGCGGCCATGATTTCGGGGCCAGGCTCGCTTACCGATAACCTTATCCGGCCGGCGCTACTGGCAGAAATTCATTTCAAATCGCAGGTTTCCTATATCTGGTCGGGGGTTGGGAATCTGGTTTGGAACGCTCACACTTATCTCGGCGTGGGCTCGCTGGGGCGCATTTCCCACGTGAGCGCCGGCGTCGATCTGGCCGCCGGCGGCGTGGTGGTTTCTTTGAGCGGCATCGATTCCCAATTGTTCTCAGAATCGATGACCGATATTCAATTAGGCGCGCCGGCGACCATCAGCTTTGCGTTGTTCGATGCTGCGGGCAACATTCTCGGGGCGCCGCGTCTATTTGGGGGCGTGGTCGATAAACCGACCATCACGCCCGGCTTGCAGAGCATCACCATTTCACTCAATTTAGAGACGCGTTTTACCAACCTGCAGAGGCCGAATGCGCGGCGCTACACGGCCGCCGATCAGCACGTCTACTATCCCGATGACACGGCTTTCCAATGGGTCGAGCAACTAAACGACCAGGCATTGAAGTGGGGATGAATGGCGCTTGAACGCAAACCTTATTGGGACACGCGCGAGCTCAACGATTTCCTGATAGCGCGCGCCTTTATGCCGTTTTCCTGGGGCGTGAACGATTGCGCCCTGTTTGTGGCCGACGCTATCGAGGCCATGACGGGCACAGATATTGCCGCCGATTTCCGCGGCTATACGGACGAGGCCGGCGCCTGGGATGCGATTCGGCGCGTGCGCGGGGCTGTTCTCGGGGTATCCGGGGCCGATGCAGTTGTGACCGTCGACGCCGCGGCCGAGTATTGCGCGCAAAAATTCGGGCTCGAGGAAGCGGCTTTTCCGCTCCAGGCCAGGCGGGGCGATTTTTGTACGTTTATGCAGGCGGGCCGGCTGATGCTGGGATTGATTCACTTGAACGGCCGCGATATTGTGACGCCCGGCGCGAAGGGACTGGAGCGCACGGCGATTGCCGAGATGGCGATTGCCGAGGATGGTACTGAGGTTCGAACGATGGCAATTCGGCGGGCGTGGCATGTCTAAGGCCATCATGGGCGCGGCCATGATTGCCGGCGCCGTCATCCTTGACGCCGTGGCGATCTATGCCACGGGCGGCATTGCGGCTTTCTGGCAGCCGGTGTTTTGGGCGCTACTCTCGGGCGGCGTTTCGATGGAGGCGAGCGCCATCGCGCAGGCCTTGACGAGCAACCGCGGCATGGATATTTCCACGCGCATGGCGGCCGGCTTTCGGCAAATTGTCTATGGGACGCAACGCATCGGGGGCACGACGATCTATCAGTCGACGACGGGCGCCGGCGGCTCGGGCGGCCTGTTCGTTTACAACATGGTGATTGTTCTGGCGACCCACGAGATTGATTGCGTCCAAAATATCTATCTCGATGGCCGGCAAGTTTTTTTTCGTTCCGATGGCAGCATCGGCAACGTGGGCGCCGGGAAAGTTTCGAGCCCGCCGGCGGCCACGGTCACCATTGCCGGCGGCCAGGTTACCGCGATTACGGCAACCGGCGGCGCCGGTTTTTCGAGCGTGGCGCCGGCGCGCTATCGGGTGCGCATCTATGGCGGCGGCGGCGCGGGCGCCGCGGCCTATGCAACCGGCGGGCCGGGCGCCTGGTCGGTACATATGACGGCCGGCGGCTCGGGCTACACGACGGCGCCGACGGCCGAGATTCAGGGCGCCTACACGTTCGGCGGGCACGCGCGTTCCGATGATCCCAACCCGTCGAGCGGCGGCTATCACCTGGGGTACGGTATCGGGCCAGGCGGCCAGCACTACAACTTCGACGGCAAAGTGTATGCCGAGATTCGATTCGGCGACCAATTGCCGGGGGATGTGATTCAAGAGCTCGCGACCAATGACCCGCAATGGCTTTCCTACACAGTGAGACAAAACGGGACGCCGTATGTGGGCGGTTGTGCGTATCTCTACGTGAACGTGGGGCGCGATGCGGCCATGTTCCCCACGTATCCCGAGATACGCATCACCGTCAACGGCAAAAATCGGATTTACGATCCGCGCACAAGTAAACAAACGTTCACAAGCAATTGGGCGCTGTGCGTGGCCGACGTTTTGACCGACACCCAATTTGGCGTGGGCGATCCGGGCGTCAACCTGGCGCAATGGATTGCGGCGGCCAACGTGTGCGACGAGCAGGTTTTGACGAGCCAGGGCAACGAGGCGCGCTATACGCTCAATCTTCACTACGACACGAGCACCAGCGCCGGCGATGCGCTGGGCATGATGATGCCCTGCGCCGCGGGCCGGCTGAGTTATATTGCCGGGGAGTGGTTTATCTGGCCGGCATACTGGCAAGGGCCATCATTTTCGTTCGACCAAAGCGCTTTGATCGATGCGCCGGTTTGGAATCCTTACCGGAGTTTTCGCGAGTTAATCAATCGCGTCACGGGAACCTATACGGCGCCCAATTTCCCTTATTCGGTGGCCGGCAATCTCTACGATGGCAACGGTTGGTATTACGGCACGAGAGACAACATTTGGGCGTTCGCTTTTCAGCCCACCAACTTTCCCCAATACGCCGCGGATCCGTTGCACGGGTTTGCGAGCGACGTGTTTCTCGAGGCCGACGGCGGCGTACCCTTGCCGCAAGATATCAGTCTGCGCGGCGTGATTTCGATTGTGCAGGCGCAACGCATCGCCAAAATTACCTTGCTGCGCAACCGGCAACAAGGCACGGGCAGTTTTCACATGAACCTGGCCGCCTGGCAGATGCAAGAGGCCGATGTGATGCAGTTCACGTTTCCGCAAATGAGTTGGGCGAGCAAGTATTTCGAGATTACGAGAGTGGAGTTTGTGCCCGAACCTGGGGGCGGCGAGGGCGCCGCGGTGCGGCTCACAACCGCGGTAAGTGCGATAGAGACGGCGCCCGCGGTGTACGAGTGGGGCGTGGGCGAGGAATTGACGCCCTACGACGTGGCCGCCAATCCAGGCTTTATGCCGGCCAATCCGTTGCCGCCATCCAATCTCAATCTCGAGGACGATGCGGCCACGCGGCTGGTGCTGGCCAACGGGGTTTCTATTCCGCGCTTGCTGATTTCCTGGACGCCGCCCGACGACGCGTATGTAAACATCGGCGGGCGCATTCAAGTGCAGTATCAGGATGCGACCGGGCAGTTACTAAGCGGCGCCTGGATCGACGCTGGCCTGTTCGATGGCGACTCGAGTTATTGCTATATCGACGGCATCGATGCGGTTACTTATCTGAATGCGCGCGTGCGTTCGATCCGCGGCAATGGGGCCACGAGCGATTGGGCCAATTTCTCGAACTATAACTGGCAGCATCCCCCCGTCGGGCCGGTTACGGGCACGCTAGTGGTTGCGGGCACGACGCCCAATGCGCCCGTATCGACTACCGGCATGGCCGGCCTGCCAGAGCTCGACAGCATTACCGTCGACCTATCAGGGAATTCAGTATTTCTGGCGCTCAATATGCAGTTTGCGGCGCGCGGCGGGGGCGGCGCGGTGACAGATATCGGCACGTCGTTCGGAAATGCCAAGGGCTCGGCGCCGCCGACTGTCGATATTTCCATCAGTGGCGACGGATCCGGCGCGACGGCCAGTGTTTCCTTTGCGGCCGGCATTCCGGCCGGCGCCAATACGATTTGGACGCCGACCCTGACGCTAGTCGGCGGATCGAATTACAGCGTGGCAACGGCGACGGTGAATATTGTGGCCGGCTCGAGCGACTACACGTCGGGCACGCACACGTATGCCTGTACCGTTGCGGCGATTACGCCCACCGCCAATGTTGAGGTGAGCGTGCAAGTGCTCATGGATGGCGCCGCCATTCTCGGGCCGGCGACGGTTTCGACAGATGCAACCGGAAGCGCGCGTCTTTCGCCATCGGAATTGATGGCGCCGGCGCCCGCGGCCGGCAATCACGTTTTCTCCGTGCAAGCGTCGACTACTTCGAGCACGCCGGTTGTGTCGACGTCGCGCACGTTTTCGCTCATGAATATGTCTTAGATTCTTTTTCTGGGAGCATGCTAAACGGGGGCCGTGCAGGAGTGCGATCCATCTTGCGCGAGTCTAGCCGTTCTAAAAAGGCAAGGGGGAAAATATGCCAACGGGTTTTACGACAGTCTCGGGCGCTCATTTGACCGATGCATCGGGCATACCTATCTCCAATGCGGTGATTTCGTTTCAACCTTCTACAGCGGCCGGGATGGCACTATCGTTCTGCATTAACAATAATGGTCAAGCCATCGATCTTCCCATTACGACGACGGTCGCAAGCGGGGCATTTAGCGTGCAGCTTGCAGACGTGGCTCTCTGTATTCCCGTCAATTTCTTCTATGCCGTGCAGGTAATTGATAACGCGAGTGGGAAGAATCTGCTGGGGCCGGGGTATCTGATCCAACCTACTGGCGCAACTTGGAATTTTGACGCCTTTATTCCCAATGTCGGGTCTTTCCCGACTATCTTGACGATTCCGAATTCGCTCACTATAGGTGCCGTGACGACTGGTACGCCAGGCTCGGCCGCGGCCGCGAGTATTACCGGGGCGGCGCCGACTCAAACCCTGAATCTTACCATCCCCAGCGGGCTCACTGGGGCAACCGGATTGACGGGAGCGACGGGGCCGCAAGGTCCAACCGGAGCGACGGGAGGAACAACACTTACCGTTGCAACAGTGTCGACTAATACAAGTGTGCCCGCGGTTGCCTATCAAACCCTGTATCGATGCTCGGGCTCGATCACCGTAACCTTGCCTGCGAGCCCTAATGTAGGGCAATTAGTCTATGTGAAGAATGCGGGCGCGGGCACAGTCACAGTCCTACCCGGTAGCGGCACCATCGATGGTGGGGTATCTAAAATTATTCCGGCCGGGGGCGCGGCCGGTATCTATCCAACCGCCACGTTTATATGGGATTCGGCATCGACCGCCTGGAACATTATCTAAGGGGATCTTGCGCGGCTACAGCTTATGGACTTTAACCTGAGAAGGGAGTTAATTTATGGCCTACGGTGATTCGACAGGTATTCTGCCGCCAGGTTCGACGGTAACGAACACAATCCTGACAATTAATGGCTCAGCTTTTGATCTTGAAATGAAATCGCTCGCTCAGCCAAACGTTTTAAATATGGCGTACGCGATTCAGGATATAACCGGGGCGGTTGCCTTTGGGATTTTAAACACAGGTCAGGTTGTTATTCCGGCAAGCAGCGGGGTCTTGCTTCCTGTAGGTACGACGCTTTCAGGTTCTAATATAACTGTGCCGGGTAATCTGACTTTGCCGAGTGGTAATTTGACTTTGACTAGTGGTGTGATGCGGGATAGCGAAGTTATCACGATCAATTCTAACAACTATCTAGGTCTGGCATTTGCCATCATAGATCAGAATTACAACGTGGCGTTGGGTGTTTCTAAAACAGGGCAGGTAATACTCTACGGCGGCTCGTCTGCGCCGGCGGCGAGTTCGTCCGGTACGGCCTCTCTAAATCAGACCGGCAATCCTTTTGCGCCCAATGTCGATTCTATTAGTTACTTTAATGCGTTAGATGGCAGCAGTGTTCAGCAAGTGTACAAAGTTGCTCCCGGTAATTCGTCGACGTTTGCCACAACTAGCGGCCAACAAACAGCTACTGTTACAACGGTAGATGCGCAAACCCAATTGACCAGTGGCACAACCAATCATTGTACCCAACCGCAACCTAATCAGGATGGCAGTTCTGTGCGCTATGTGAGTACGCCGGTGGGCGGGGGTGCGTTCTCGCTTCTCAAAATGAATCGCTACGGCCAACACAAATTGCCGATGGCAACAGCGTATACTGCAGCCTACGCACTCTCTCATGTTTCCATTGGGGGACAAAGTTTAGGTATCGGGTGGGCAGGAACTCCGCCTACTTCGACAACCCAACCGTTTTCCAATGTCATGTTCAACTACGGGATGGTGAGCGAGGCTGCTAACAACGGTGGTGGTTCCAGTACCTTTACGGTTCCCACATCACTGGTGCCATTGATTGAACAAACGGATGGTAGTTATGGCGAAACTATCGCCAGTGGTTTTGTTAACAGCATCACTAAATGGGCACTTGAATCCGGCATTGTCATGCCGCTGCTCGTAACCAATTGGGCAATCGGCGGCATGGGTATGTCAGGATTAATTAAAGGCACAGGTCCGTATGCAAACGGGCAGTCGCAGGTTACATACGGCAAAAGTGTAGGCATTGCCGGAGGATTTCCGACTGTTGGCACTCGCGGCTTGCTATGGGTTCACGGCGAAGCAGATTGGCAAAATGCATCTTATGATACGCAATTAGCAACCATGCAAACCAACTATGAGACAGATACAAAAACGATCACTGGTCAGGCAACAGACATTCCGATGATTTTATGTCAATGCTCCGGGGCCGGTAATCAGGCTGGAGTAGCGCCGGGAACATTGTTATCACCTTATCTGCAACTGCAGGTTAGTATCAATAATCCCGGTAAGGTTGTGTTAACAGGGCCGTCGTATCAATGTCTTTATGCCAATGTTCACATGCAAGCGGCCGGTTATCGAAAGAATGCCGGGTATTTTGCCAAAGCGTGGTATAAAACCGTCATTCAAAACCTGCCCTGGCGCCCACTATCGCCGCGCAGAATTGTGCGCGATGGAAGCAACGTGTTTGTAGACTTTTGGGTTCCGGTTCCACCTATAGTGATTGACACTACTACGATTACTCAACCTAGTTTCGTTGCCGGTAGTTTAGCGGGTTTTGAGTGGTGGGATGCAAGCGGTTCGCCGCCGGCAATTACCGCTGTTAACATTATTGGGCCGACCAGTCTGCAAATCGTGCTGGCGTCTGTTCCCAGTGGATCCAATAAGCAATTGCGCTATGCTTACTCGTTTACCACGGGAGCAGTGCCGGGTCCGTTTACCGGGCAACGTGGTAATTTGCGTGATTCAGATACGACCACTAGTTACTACGGGGATCCGTTACCTAACTGGTGTGTGCACTTTTCTCAAGTATGCAATTAAGAAGGGAGTCGCTATCATGGCACGAGCGCTTAAACTGACAGGAGTAACCTTCACGCTTCCCAATCTTCCCAACTTGTTTGATTTTAGTTTTCTGGCGCCCAACGTGGTGGGATGGTGGTCGGCGGAACAACAGATGACAGTGAACGGTTCCAATCAGGTTACCAATTGGGTCGATTTAACCGGTAACGGAAACAATCTTTCCAACGCTACTCCCGCGAGTTCTCTGGTGTTGATTCCGGGTGCGTTGAATGGGTTACCGGGAGCGAAACAGCTAGATGCTACTCATGGTTATTGGGTGGCGGCTGCAGGTAATCCCGCTTTCTCGTTCACACCATCGACACCATTTGCGATGGCAATAGTATTTGTAAAAGGTCCGCCCGGTGGGCAGTTTGAAGTGACGTTTGGTAACGGTGTAATCACCGCGAGTTTTGTGGGATGGCATTTGACTTGCGGAACGAATCCCGGCCCATTTCAAATGTATATGCAATCGTCCGTTGGCTTGATGACCGCCAAAAGTACGACCATACCGCAACCCGGTTCAGCCTATGCGGTACTGGTAACGTATGACGGATCGGGACATAACACGGGGATTCAAATCTATGTAAATGGAGTTGCGGAAACAATGACACCTATCTCTGACACAGTAACTGGTGTGATGACTCAAGGTCCATTCTGTATGGGTACAAGTGGAGTTTCAAACGTTGCCGCCATAAATACATTTTGCGAAGTGGCCGTCTTGAACATCAAACCCAACGCGACCCAGATCAATCAAATCTTCACCTATTTCCTGCAGAAATGGGGAGTATGACCGCAATTGTCTCTTAGCGGCCGCGCGGAGCGATTAGAGGGGGAGCGAAGCGCAGGCCGCGGAGGGGGAAAGCATGATACGCGCGCAGATACTCGAGCTCGAGCACGAGCAGTGGACGGCGGAAGTGGGGCCGGATATCAACGAGCCGGCCGCCGAGAATTACCGCATTGTGCAGGCCAACGATGCGCTGAGCCTGGTGATGTGCTCGTCGAAGGATCATTCGGGATGGTTGGCGAAGCAGGTATCGCCGCTGGTGTTCGAAAGTGCCCGCATCAAATTTCACTATGACCTGATGACCGACGATGCCACGCGGATCTGCGCGCAGGTAGCGGAAACCGATGCCAAAATTACCGACGGCCAGGGGTGGACCTATGATTTGAGCGCGCAGTGGGAGATGGTGAAAAGCGCCGAGGGGTGGATGTTTCAAATCGATGACGCCGATTGGAAGTGGACCGATACGGGCATCGTGATTCCCGCCGCCCGAGCGTACGACGTAGTGGAGTTCGCCATTCACTATCGGCTCGACTACCAGCAAAAGGCCAGCGCCGTTGTTTCTGTAGAGGTGGACAACGAGGGTTTCGAAGTGCCCGAAAGTTTATGGTGGATTCCTGCCCGGCAAGTGGGTTGGGCGCCGAGTGAGATTGTGACCCAACTGCAACAGTGCAACCGCGGCGAGCCGGGCGGCTACACTCTGCGCTTTTCCAACATCGGTTACGTGCTCGAGGCCTGAATATGTGTCAGTCGTCGCGGCGGTATTCGAGGGCAAAACCTTCGTCGACGCCCAGCCGGTAGAGGGCCAATTTTAAGACGCTGGTACGGTCAAGGCCGAGCTTGCGGGCCAGCTTATCGAGCAGCCGAATGTGGGGCGCAGGTAAACGGATGTGGACACTCTGTGTTGGCATGGGGTTATACTCACGGCCAGTTAGTGGCTACGGTGTAGACACAGAAGGACCACGGTGCGTGAAGAAAGAATGACAATTTTCCGCTTGACTTTCGATTGCGCGCCCGGTTACTTTAGGTCGGTTGTCAAGTTTGTAGGGTACTTTCGATTGAATTACCAGGCGATTTCTAGAAGTTAGAGTGAGTCGAAACGGTTCGATTTAAGTTCGATCTAAATTTCGAAGCGGGCGCCGATGCGCGTGAGTGATTCCGCGTTAATGATCGAATGGGCGTCGTGCCGAATTTCGCGTGCCTGGCCTGTGCCTGGCATGCGAGGACGACCTAGCGGAGCGTAAGCGACTCTGCGCGTTTCTCAGGCAAAACCTATTTCCTCAATCTTTGCGTACGGGCTCGAATCTTGCGTCGATAGCAAAGGGGCGCCGAGATGTGCGAGGGAGAATTTGCGCGCCAGGCTATGCCGGCGCTCATTGCCGCTTTGCCGGTTTTTGAGGGCGCGCCGGTGCCGTGGTTCGCCCCCTGGCGGGAGAATCGCCCGGATTTTGCCGCCGGCATTTCTAACCAGAAATTCGAACGGGCCAGGTTTCAGCACGTGTGCGTGGTATGCGGCCGGCGCCTGCGGCCGCCGGTGGGTTTTTTCGGCTACGTCTTGACGCCCATGGAACGGGCGGCATTCTGGCCGCCGGCGCACGTCGATTGCGCCGCGTGGTCGATGCGCCATTGCCCATTCTTGCGGAGTTCGGAGGATAGCGATCCGCACGTGAAAATGGTATGGATCACGCGCCGCTGGTCGACGGTGCCGTATGGGGCCGGGCCGGATGGGTGGCGGGCCTGGTTTCTTCTGGGGCCGCCGCGGGGCGTGGAATGGTACGTCGAGGGGCGCGCGGCCACGCGCGCCGAGGTTTTACACGCCTTGCGTCTCGAGTTGCGCGGGCTCGAGTGGGGCGAATCAGGCCAGTACGGCCGCGTGTTTGGGCTCGGCCGGCGCAAGCGTCAATTGGAGCGCTGGTTGCCTGCTCGTTGATTGCAGCAATTTTTCCCTGGAGGTGCGTGCGTGCTCTGGATCGAGATTCTGAAAGTTCTTTTCTGGCCGGCATTGGTCGTTTTCCTTTTAACCTTTTGGCCGCGGCCGCGACGACGGGAGAAACGGAAGTTGTGAATGGGTTCGGTATGGACACACGCCATTTGTCACGAATGTTGGAACCGGCGCCAACCGGATAAGCGAATCCTGGTTACGCTGGGCGACGAGCTTTGTTGTTTTTGCCAAAGGCCGCGGGCGGCCGGCATTTACGTGCGCGAGAATCCGGCGCATTTGGCCTGCAGGGGGCAGCATGAGGCGCCGCCGGCGCGCCCGGTGAATCACGGGCCGCCGGCCGCGGCCGCGGCCGGGCCATTCATCGGCAATGGTTGCTGGCACGAGCCGGCCGACCCTGATGCGGAAGTAGGCACGTTGTGTTGGCATTGCGGCGCCATGCTTTGCTACGACGGCCAGCACTGGCAGACGCTGGCCGACGCCGGTTGGAAACTCTCGAGCTCGGGCCACAGGGTAAAGAATCCCGCTTGAGAAGGGTTCCGCTCTAGGTTCGGGAAAAGGGCGCTTCCCGTCATGCGCCCTTTTTTTGAGTCGCGGCGTTGACTATCCCCCGAGTGGTTTACGCCGCGGCTTGTCAAAGCATGAAGGACTATCAGGCACGAGGGGAGCACAAACCATGCGCGACGCATTGACGAAAGACGAGCACAAGGTGATTTGCCGGGCTTTAATCGACCAGGGAAACTTGGTCGAGGCGGGCTTTGAGAGTCTGCGCTTTCTGGCCATGGCCGCCGATGCGCCCGAGGTTCAAGTACACGAAATGCGCATGGCGTTCTTCGCCGGCGCGCAGCACATGTTTGCCAGTGTCGTATCGATGCTCGAGCCCGGCGCCGAGGCTACCGATAACGACCTGATGCGCATGGGCGCGATTCAGGCCGAGCTCGATACATTTGTGGAGCAATTCAAAGCTAGATGTTGAAAATCTGCCGGCTAATCGTGGCCTGCAGAGGGCGCGCCGGCCTGGTTTCTTCGTGTTGGCATGGGGGAGCGAGGCCGCGCAGCCTGCAGAGGAAAAGGCGAGTCGGCCTGTTGAAAAACATCCATGGGCGCGTCGAATGTAGGGATTACGAGCGGAAAAAATGGAGTTTGCTTTTCGATTGTTTTTCTTCATTATCTTGCTTTAGCTGTTTTGTTCAAAAACACGTTTCCTTTGCGCATGGTGATTTGATGCTCGATATTGCCAAACAACTGGAGTCGCACCGCGGCGCCATGAAATTGCCAAAATTCGCCGAGGTTATGGGCGTTTGCTATATGACCGCATTCCGATGGGTGAGGGATGACGGCCTGCCGACGACCAAAATTGGGGGGACTCACTGGGTCGACCCGCATCAGGCCGCGGCCTGGTGGCGCGCGCATTCGATGATCGTGGTCAAGCCTCCCCGAACGGTGCGCCAGCGGGGGAGGGCCGCCGGCGAGAGGAAGGTGAGCGATGCGGCGTGAGCCATCAATCGCCGAAGGCCGAGGCGAAAACCTGGTTGATTTTTTCGCGGGCTTTGCCTTCCGCGATAGTGCTCAAGTAGCCATTGGTGGTGCGCAGGTCGGCGTGCCCGGCAATGTCTTTCACGGTGCCGGGGTCGATTCCGCCATGCAGGGCCAGAGTTATGAAAGAGTGACGGAAGTTGTGAATTTTCCATTTACGGCACTCGATCCGGGTGCAGGGCTGATTGCCATGATGGGGACGACTGCACTTCAGACGCTTTCTACATTTGTCGCATTTCTTGCAGCGGCAATGCCGGCATCGTCCGCAGGGAACCAGGCAGACGTCGCACGCCCGGCAATTCATGCCCGCGTGACAGATGGCGGTGCGGATCTTGGTGCGGAAAGCGTGATCCGGGTTGCCGTTCCGGGTAGGGAAAACGAAGCGGTCGCGGGGGTGGCTTTCGCGCCACTCGCGCAGCCGGCCGAGCAGGCCGTCGGCGAGCGGAATCGAAACTTCACGGTCGCGGCGCGCCTTGGTGCGATAGAGGAATTTTTCGACTCGGCCGCCGGGCGTGCGCACACTGAGCTCGCGGTTGTCCAGATTGCGAATGAAGCCTTTGTTGAGGTCCACCACGTCCCAGGTCAGGTAGGCCAGTTCTTTATTCCTCAGTCCGGTTTTAAAGTAGGTTTCGGCGACCAGAGCCAGCTTGGCATATTGACGGGGCCGGCCGCGGAGGAAGGTGAGGAAGGCTTCGAGCTCTTCCTCGCTGTAGCTGACCTTTTTGCGCCGGGGCACAGGCGGCTTATATTCGAGCAGCAGGCCGGTCAGGTTTTTATCCGCATAGCGCAGGATCGCGCCCACGGAAATGTAACGGCTGGCGATGGTCTGGGGATTCAGGCCCAGGCGCCTGAGTCCGGCCAGATAGGCGACCAGAGTCGCCGCCTTTACGTCGCGGGCGCGGCGTACTCGAGTGATCGACACAAAGTCTCTGAGCGCCAGGCGGTACGATTCGCGGGTGGCCGGGGCGGTATGTTTGCCGGTGGCTGCGCGGGCATTGCAAAATTCTTCCATCTGTTCAGGGAGCGCGGCCGTTTCCGTTTCTTCCGGCGCCAGTTCGACGCCGGCGGTTTTGGCGGCGCTGAGAAGTGCGACCCGGTTGATCCGCCGGTTGTAAACGGCCACGGCCTGAGTGTAGGTGTCGCCGCCCGGCTCGTAGCGGGTTTTGCCGTTCTCATAGCGGCGGATCTGGTAGCTGCCCAGGTCGAGTACATCGGCGCCGAAATGCTTCCGGTCGTGGTCGATTCTCTGTTCCCAGTTTCTACTTTTGCCGGGGGTGACTTTGCGGCGTATCCAACCGCTTTCGGTGCGCAGGCTGCGCATGAGCACGACCGTATGTTTCAAATTTTTAAAATTTTCATCCTTCATTTTTTCCCCTTGCGACTCTACAACGACTCTACAACAGGCAAAACGCCTTCTGCAAGTTATTTATTTGAAAGAAGTTACGGCATGGTATATTTAAGGGCGCCACAACGCCAGCACACGGTTTATGGAGGGTCTTTAGAATCAGTTAACCTAATGGAAAATCAGTCATTTGCGGCTTTAACTGTTCTTAACTTGTTTTGCTGTTTTTGCCTCATTTTCACCCTTTTCCGACCTAAAACTCTACTACAGAGCGAAAACTCTACAACGGCGCCGCGGTAAAAGAGCGGTTTCTACAGGGAGGAATTTGCCGCATGGGAAACGTTCAAAATATCGCCGATGCCGCCGCCGGCGGGCGCCAATTAGAGGCCTTTGTCGGCCTGCTCCTGGCCGCCCGCAGAGTGCTCTTTTGGGTCTGCTATTGCCGGGCCGGCGCGAGTCTCTTGTATTGCTCTTGCTGCGATGCCGAGCTCGACGAGGGCCGCCGCGCGCAAGGGCACGCGTCCGGTTGCCCGGTGGGCGGCCTGGCGCATGCGGTGGAGGAAATCTATCGGCGCGTATCGATTGAGACGCTGGCGGCCATCTGGCCGCTCGATGCCGCCGACGCGTGGGACTACGAGACAGATAACGCGCCGAGGAAACCGCCGGCCACGGCGGCGGCGGCCGGCGCCGTGCCTGTTGATTGGGCGCCTAATACGCTCGAGGATTTCGGGGAACCGTGGTTAGTTGGCGAGGATGGTGCGTTAGTGGAAGAGGGCGAGGCCTGGGGGGGTTCGAACGGGCGCACGGTGATAGACCGCAACCGGCAATTGATGCCGGCCAGTTTTGAGCAGGCGCGCCGTATCGCCGCGGCCGTGAATCTTTGCGCCGGTGCGCCGACGGAAGGGCTCGAGCGCGCCTTTACTGAGATTGCCGCGGCCACGCCGCAATGGGCGCTTTTGGCGCTCGATATTTCCAATTTGCATCGCGGGCATCTGGCCGCGATTCGCGAGTTTATCGATGGAGTGGTGAAAGAGGCGGCCAGGCCGGCGCCGCCTGAGTACGTCCGGCCGCAATAGGGGGCGCCATGCAATCTATCGCCGGCGTGTGTCGTTATTGCCGTTGTACCGAGGCGAATCCTTGCCATTTGCCCGACGGCGAGGCCTGCAACTGGTTCGACTCGACGCGCACGTTATGCTCGGGGCCGGCTTGTCTGGCGGCTCATTTTCGCGAGCTCGAGCGCGAGCGCCGGCGGCGCGCGGCGCCTGGGCCGCGGGGCCGCTCGCCGGCCGAGATATTCGCCATACAAAAACAGGAGCAGCGAGCGCGCCGGCGGCGGGCTTACCTGGCGCGCCAGGTTCACAAAAACGCAGGGAAATAAAATGCCGCATCATTACACGAGCAATACGGTTTCGGTTTCGGTATGGTGCCAGGTTTGCCGCAAGGAAACCATGCATCGCGTCGACGACAAGCGCCGCGGGCCATGCCTTGAATGCCTGGCCGAGCGTACGCGTAAAGCGGCCTTGCGCCGCCTGTGCGAGAAGCAACCGCAACCGAAGCAGGGAGATTTATTTCAATGACCGAGAAAAACGCCAGTATGGCCGAATTAGGCCTGGCCATCGATCGGGTGATAGGGGGCGCGGCGTGAGGAAATGCGATGCCATGTTGGAGTCAGTCAGTCCCTATAGTCAATCGAAGTTTCACGATACTCCGAAATTGGACAAGGAAAACCCCAACGACTACGAACGACGTACCTGGCGCGAACGGGTGCACGGCAACGATAAAGGGAAGATTTTTATTCCTCCGATGGCGTTCAAAAATTGTTTGTCCGAGGTGGCGAAGTTTCTCAGCCAACAAATTCCTGGCAAAGGTAAGACGACTTATACCAAACATTTCGAAGCCGGAATTTTGGTAACCGATCCGTTAGAGCTCGAGGTCAGCAAAGACGACGTTGTCGGCGAATGGTTGTTCGTGCCTTCCGACGGTCGCCGCGGGTCTGGCAAGAGGGTCACAAAGTGTTTTCCGCGCATCAATTCCTGGCGCGGCATGGTCACTTTCTACATTCTAGACGACACCATTACGCCCGAAGTATTCGAAAACCATTTGCGCGAGGCGGGGAACTTTATCGGCATTGGCCGGTTTCGGCCGCGCAACAACGGTTACTATGGCAGGTTTCGCGTGGTGTCAACCACGTGGAAGTAAGACGCGGGGCATGACATGGCGCGGCGCGGTACAGCGGAGCGTGACAGGGCTCGGCTAGACAGGGCAGGGCTAGACGCGGCTCGGCTCGGCAGTGCTCGGCCCGGCTAGGCATGGCGGGGCGCGGCAAGACAAGGAGATATTTGAAATGAAGAGGGAACTTTTAGAGGAATCGATCGTGCTCGGCAAGTTTATAGCCGAACAGAATGCCGGGGCGTCGCTCAGCTATAGCGCCATCGAACATCAAACCAGGATCAGGATGGATGCCAGAGGAAAGCAACTATTGAGAGCGGCGCTCAGGCGCCGAAACATCGAATACACGAGCCGACGTAATTATGGGATCGTGCTGGCTGATGCCGAATGGGTGGCGCCGATTTTGTCCACAAAAATCATGCGCATCGATCGCGCCGTCAAACGCGGCGACCGGACACAGCGCAATTTACAGGAACAGTTTTTCGAGTCTCTCGGTCTCGACGAACAAAAGCAGGTGTTGTTTGCCGGCGCGGTATTCGGCGCCATTCGCATCGCCACCGAACAAGGGAGATTGCTCTACAAGAAAAATCTGGATCGGGCGGCGCTCTCTCAAGTTCGCATCGAATTGCCGAAATTGGGCTAGATCAACGGGGGAAAAGGTGAGTCGGGCGGGAGCGGCATTTTACAGATATTGAGAGCGCGCGGCGAGCGGTAGCAAAAGAGACTGCCGACGTCATCATCTATGGGCTGTTGGTTATGGCGCGAGTCGGGATTACAGATCCGGCGCAAATAATCGCCGAGGTTTTCAATCAGAAGTCAGAAGAGTACGGGTTTCCTGAACGCATCTAGCAGGGAGATTTATTTCGATGACCGAGAAAAACGCCAGTATGACCGAGCCGGCGCCGATCAATCTCACTAACGTCTCGCGCGGCGCCGCG